TGCAATGGTGATGAAGCTGCAGAATTGCAAGAGATTATGCAGGTTTGGATGTCAGATGTTCGAGCAGAATTCCCTTGACATTAAATAAGAACACAGGTATAATTAAATGACTGATGAAGAAGCAATTAAATTTTATGAAGAGATGCTGGCATGGTACGGCGAGTTACCAAACCCCGATCATGAACCAATACGATTTGCCAACTGCGTAAAATTATTCAAATATTACAAAAATAGACAAATATGAGACCGCACACAATAAACGAATCTAATAATTTTATTATGGGATGGTATGCAGAGGATTTGTCTTTTGTCGATCAACTGATAAAATATCATACCTTTGCAGATATTAAACGAACAGATACATTTGATGCTTCTGTTAAAGAATCTGTTGATGTTTCAACACCACTCGAAGATCAACCAGATTATTCTAAACACTTAGATATGTGTTTCGGTAAATATTTTGAGAAATACATTGGAGCGAAACAAAATTGTGGTATGTGGTTTGCTGAATATCCAAATATTCAGCATTATCCAATTGGTGGTGGATTTAAAATGTGGCATGCTGAGAGAACGCATGACTCTGCACCAAATGTAACAAGGCACTTAGTCTTCATGACATACCTAAATGATGTTCCAGATGGTGGAACTGAATTTATGTATCAAAATTTAACAGTAAAGGCTGAAAAAGGATTAACAATAGTATGGCCAGCTGATTGGACTTTTACACACAGGAGCCAAGTTTCTAATACAATGGAAAAATGGATTATAACTGGTTGGATTAATTTGAAAGATAGAAATGAAAATCGCAATATGCAGTGATGTGCACCTTGAGTTTGCACCAGTTACATTAAAAAATACGGAGAATGCCGATGTACTTATACTTTCTGGTGACATTTGTGTCGCTCGCGATCTTATGGAGTATGAGCCTCTCCTTTCTGATAACATGCGCTTTGGTAAGTCTGATCGTTACCATGAGTTTTTTGGCAATTGTATACGGGAGTTCCCTGTTGTTCTTTATGTTGCTGGTAACCATGAGCATTATCATGGCGATTTTAAGTATACCATTTCCGAATTAAAATCAAAACTTGGTTATCTTAAAAATCTTCATATTCTTGATAAAGAAACTATTGACATTGATGGTGTTCGTTTTATAGGTGGTACTCTTTGGACAGATATGAACAAAGAAGATCCAATCACACTTCATGCCATGACACGTATGATGAACGATTTTCGTTGCGTCGATAACAGCAATCGTGAAGTAACATACAGGGTTTATGAAGAAGTTGATCATGAGACTCGTTTGTATGATCCAGAGAAAGATGGTAAAGGTAAAGTTACATTTAAAACTCGTGCTGCTCGGTTTTCTCCGCAAGATGCTGTTGAGGAACACAAGAAAACGCTTGAGTATTTTAAACAAGTAATTTCAGAAACTCCTGTTGACCAAAAGGTTGTTGTTATCGGACATCATACACCTTCTCATTCTTCATGTCATCCAAGATATAAAGATGATCAGGTTATGAATGGTGGATATCATAGCGATCTTTCTGAGTTTATTCTTGATCGTCCGCAAATTAAATTATGGACTCATGGTCATACTCATGAACTTTTTGATTACATGATCGGTCGGACTCGTATTGTTTGTAATCCACGTGGTTATGATGGATATGAAGATCTTGCCGATAATTTTACTTTAAAGGTAGTTGAAATATGACATGGACAATTACAGTTGAAGAAGACAAAGAGACAGGGGATTTAGTTATCCCCTTTCCTGATGATCTTTTAGAAGCAGTAGGTTGGAAACCTGGAGACAAAATTTATTGGAATGACAATAAAGATGGAACATGGACTTTATCTAAACATGAAGAACATTCGAAATATTATTACGATACAGAAAGAAACAAATGACAAAAGTATTTACAGACGTTGAAGTTTTCCTTCAAGCATGCGGACAAACACACGCAAACACTCCAACAGGGCAAAATAATCTATCGAGATTGTATCAAAAACTTATTATTGAAGAATATAATGAGTTTATGCAAGCATGCGAAGATGAAAATGATGCTGAAAAACTCGATGCATGTTTTGACATGATGTGGGTTATCGTTGGATATATGAAATCTCGTGGTTGGGACTGTGAAGCAGCATGGGATGAAGGCGCAAAATCGAATTTAATCAAGATTGACCCTATCACTGGTAAGGTTATTCGTCGCGAAGACGGAAAAATCCTTAAACCAGAGGGCTGGAAACCACCAAATTTCGCAAAATTCGTGAAATAATTGATTTTATTGAAAAATCAGGTATAATATTGTTATGATTACACTCTACTTAGATATGGATGGCGTCCTTTGCGACTTTAATAAAGAATATCAGTCGTTTAAATTCGACCAAGAAGACCGAAAAAAATTTCGATCGGCGGTTATGGACCATAAAATCTTTGAAAAACTTGATTTTATGCCTGATGCGCAAGAATTACTCAACCACGTCTCTAAATTACGAACTGTAAAGATTGAAATTTTGACTTCAATGGGCACTCATGAGTCTCAGCAAGCAAATGAAGCAAAAATTCAAAAATTGCGTTGGCTCGATGCTGCAAATATTCCATACAAGGCAAATTTTGTTCATTCGAAAGAAGAAAAAGCAAAATATGCTGACAAAAGGTCAATTCTTATTGATGATTCTGCTGGTTGTATTGGTCCATTCATTGACGCTGGAGGACACGGTATCCTTCATACGAATTCTTCAGAAACTATTCGTATTTTAGATGCAACCTTTCGGCAAATTATGATTTTGGACCAGTTAAATGCTCAACATTTTTGAAAATACTTGGATTTGGATTAAAGATGACTACTCTTCTAATAGTTTCCGTTTTTTTGTCGAGCTTATGGCTTGGGCTGTCAGTATTGGCTGTAGCATTACAATGGCGCTCACTGTACCCAACCCTCCGCTTCCTATCCTTTATCCCATTTGGATTACTGGTTGCAGTATGTACGCTTGGGCTTCTTATACTCGGAAATCGTTTGGGATGCTTGCTAACTACCTCTTGTTAGTAACAATTGACTCTATTGGCTTAATCAGGATGATTACATAATGCTACAAACATTGACAACAAACACTTACTATGGTGCCGTTCCACCAGCACCACCAGTTCATGCACAACAAGCACCTTCAATTACGATGCCAGAGCCAATCAGCTACGAATTTCAAGTAGTTGAGTATGTTGAGAATAATAAGATCACTAAGGTTGCTTTGCAGGTTAAACGCAACACTCATGATCAGTATGGTGGCGTAAAAATTCACGGAACATGGGAAGATGTTCCACGTGTACAAATTAAAATATGATTCGCGATCTTATCATAATTCCAAATTTTTTTGATAATCCTGCTGAAATAGTGGAATTAGCAAAAAAACAGAAATATTATGAACTTGCTGAGCATCCAGATAAATTTACTCAACACTGGAACGGAAATCGATCGCTTGACTTAAATCAAATTCTAGAGTATAATCAATACAATAAGTTTTCTGATGAAATTGTTAGAAAAATTTTTAAAGAGTGTGTATCAGAAAAAACAGAGTTTGATTACACAATGCAATTAAAATATTGTTTTCATTCGTTGTTAGAAAATGACAATTTTGATGACAAAAACCTTCATCGCGATGGTGTATTATATTCTGCGTTAATTTACCTCAACGAAAATATAAAATCAGAAGAATATGGTACAATGATATACAATTCTGATAACAGTCAAAGATTTATTATGCAATATGAATATAACACATTTGTAATGTATCGAGGAGATTATGTTCATGGACCAATGAATGGATTTGGCGATTCTGTGGAAAATTCTAGACTTACGTTAAATATGTTTGTAGACAATTTAAATATAACACTTAAACATAAGAGAGTATAATGTTAATCGAGTATACAACAATTCCAAATTTCTTCGAAGACCCAGAGTATGTTTATAATCTGGCTCTAAGACAAAAATTCTATTCAGAAAAAGATCATCCTTTAGATGCAGGAACACAAATTAAATGGAATGGATTAAAAACTATGCCTCTAGCTGGAAATATTCCAGATGAAGAATACAAAGATCTTGCCTACAAATCAATCTCAAAAATTTTGTCGCACTGTATAAAACCAGGTATGAATGTCTTAACAAGAGATATAAAATACAGTGGTTTCTTTGCTGCTTTGCTTGATGGCGACACTTCTGAACCATGGATGGTTCACTCTGATACAACATTGTTATCTACGTTTGTGTATCTTCAAAAAGAAAAACCTAAATTTCCATTTGTTCATGGAACAACAATTTTAAATCGTGGACGTCCAGTTACTGTAAATTATGAATATAATACATGTGTAATCTTTAGAAGCGATTTCCCGCACACACCAAACCATGGGTTCGGAGATAAAATTGAAAATTCAAGATTAACATTTAATTTTTTCATTAACTCTATTGATATTGCAATTAAAAATAAAGAATTTGGTTTAAAATGAATATTTTTTATCTTGATAATGATCCTCGTAAATGTGCAGAAATGCATGTCGATAAACACTGTGTAAAGATGATTCTCGAATATGCTCAACTTCTTTCTACTGCTCATCGTGTTCTTGATGGTACTCAATCTGTTCGCCTCAGTAAAACTGGTAGAAAACAGACTACATTCGTACTTCCTGACAGTCGTGAATCTGTGTTGTATTCTGCTACTCACATCAACCATCCTTCAGCTATTTGGGTAAGACAAAGCGCAAAAAATTATGTTTGGTTATATGAATTGTTTGGTTGGTTATGTAACGAATACACTCATCGTTATGGTAAAATTCATGCTACTCAAAGATTAGATCCTGAGTTGATGATTCCACCAAAAAATATTCCATACGATGTTGATTTTACTGAACCAACTCCAGCCATGCCTGATGAATACAAAGTTAATGGTGATTCTTTAACATCATATCATAACTATTATCTTGGAGATAAAACACGCATGTTCTCCTGGAAAAATAGAGAAATACCGAAATGGATAGCATATTTCTAAACTAAATACATTGGTAAGGAGATATTATGCCAACATATAGGTTTAGGAATAAAGAAACTGGTGAAGTGATTGAAGAGTTTATGTCAATCTCAAAACTCGACACATTCCGTGTCGAGAATCCCCATTTAGAAACAATAATTCAGGCTCCAATGATATGTGACCCTGTTAGAGTAGGTGCACGTAAAATGGACACTGGATTTAAGGAGGTGTTACAAAAAATACATGAACGAACTCCAGGTAGTAAATTGAACGAAACATCTTCACAAATTTAAGGAAACCAATGGCACCTCGCGCACCTTCCAAAAAACAACAAGAAATTAATAATGAAGAACGTGAACCAAAACCAATTGCTAATAATCAATTAAAGATTAGATTAGACAATTTAAAAACATTCCAGCCATTAACTGATAATCAAAAATCATTTTTTGATGCATATAAACGTGGCGACTATTTTGTAGCACTTCATGGTGTTGCTGGTACTGGTAAAACTTTTATTGCATTATATAAAGCAATAGAAGAAGTATTGGATAAAAGTAATCCATTCAATAAAATTATTGTTGTTCGTTCAGCAGTTCAATCTCGTGAGATTGGTCATCTTCCAGGCGATGTTGGTGAAAAGATGGATATTTACCAACAACCGTATCGTCAAATTTGCCACCAACTATTTGATCGTAAAGATGCTTGGGATAGATTAGAAGAACAAGGACATATTAGTTTTATCTCTACTTCCTTTATTCGTGGTATGTCTTTTGATAATGCGATAATTATTGTTGATGAGATGCAGAATTTGACATATGAAGAAATTGACACAGTTATGACTCGTGTTGGTCATATGTCTAAAATTATTTGGTGCGGAGACTATCGTCAAACTGATCTAAATAAAAGGAAGAATGATGTCACTGGTATTCTGAAGTTTTTTGATATTGCCCAACATATGAAGGCATTTACTCGAATCGAATTTACCGTAGATGATATTGTTCGTTCATCGCTGGTCAAAGATTATATTTTGGCTAAATTAAAATACGAAGATTACGAGGACACTAAAAAATGATTACAGTAGAACACTTTCAGAAAGTATTTCCACATTGCAAAATTGCCAGTGGATTAATCGAAGCATTTACAACATTGCTTCCACAATATCAAATTGATAATCAAAACCGAATTGCTGGTTTTATTTCTCAGTGTGGTGTTGAGTCCGCTGGTTGGACATGTCTTGAAGAAAACTTAAATTATTCAGCAGAAGGTTTAATTAGAACTTTCGGATCACATTTTAATCACGACTTGTCCATTGCTGAACAGTATGCACATAAACCAGAAGCAATCGCTAATCGTATCTATGCAAACCGCATGGGTAATGGTGATGAGGCATCAGGTGATGGTTACAAGTATCGCGGACGTGGACCAATTCAATTAACAGGTAAAGCTGAATATGAACAGTTTGCAAAAGCAATGTATGCTGATGATGCAGCAACAATTCTTGATAATCCAGATTATCTACATACTGATATTAATACTGCGTTGATGTCTGCTATTTGGTTCTGGCATAGTCGCAATTTAAACAAGTACGCTGATGTTCAAGATATTAAAATGTTAACTGAACATGTTAATGGCGGTTTCCTTGGTTTGGCTCAACGTGAAGAATACTTTAAAGAAATCGTAGAATACTGTTAATGCGAAATTTTATACATTATGATTTTCCAAAACTTGAACGCATAACTTCTTCAGATGGAATTAGGTTATATAACACACCATCGGGTAAATCCTATCCTTCCGTCACAACGATCACAGGACTCCACTCAGCAAAAGGAATCGCAGAGTGGAGACGCAGGGTTGGAGAAGAAGAAGCGAACAGAATTTCTGGAAAAGCCAGCGCAAGAGGAACACGAATTCACAAGTACTGTGAAGACTATTTACGAGGAAACCTATTCGAAGCCGATATGTTTGACCTCGAAATGTTTAACTCAATCAAATTATGGCTCGATGACATCGATAACATTCACTGCCTGGAAACTCCGTTATATTCAGACTTTTTACAAGTCGCAGGAACAGTCGATTGCATCGCAGACTTCCAAGGTAAACTTTCTGTTATAGATTTTAAAACCTCAAGTAAGCCAAAAGATAGAGATGATATCTATAATTATTTTATGCAAACTGCAGCTTATGCTGTAGCATTTGAAGAAAGAACAGGAATTCCAATTGGAAGGCTTGTTATTATTATGGCTGTTAATAACGATGATCCAAGATTGTTTATTGAAAAACGCGACAACTGGATCGGTGGATTTAGAAAACTCAGACTAGATTATAAAAATATGAAAGGTATTTAATTATGAAATTAAAACACACATTATTGGCATGTTTATTTGCTCCGATTATTGCTCATGCATGGGAGCCAAATAAACTTATTGAAGTGTATACTCCGTTTTCAGCTGGTAATGCTATGGAGATCTCTGCTCGGATTATTACAAAAAAAGTTGAAGAAAATACAAATGCCAAATTTGTTATTATTGATAAACCAGGAGCAGGTGGTTCTATAGTTAATGATTATATTTTTAGACAAAAGAATAATCCATATGCATCATTATCTGGAAGTGTACCAGGAATTGCTGCTACTGATAAAATTACAATGCCAAATAAAGAATTTGGAGCAAAGGATTTTACTTATGTGTTGAACATGGCTTCTATCCCAATGACATTAGTTGCCAGTGTAGATGATCCAGTAAATTCTATTAAAGAATATGCTAAAGTAACAAAAACTGAACCAGTTACACAGGGAGATCCAGGTGCTGCTGCTCGTTTATTTTATGAATTGTTACAACAGCATATTGGATTTATTGAAGATCAACAGCATTTAGTTCGTGTTGATTATAAAGGTCCAAATGATGTATTGGCTGAAGTTATGGCTAAACACATTAGATTCGGTGTTATGCCTTTGGCAATTTCTTATCAGGCGCACATAGCAGGTAAGGTTAAAATCATTGGCGTTTCTTCTGCGCAACCAATTAAATCAATTCCTAAAGTTCAAACATTTGCCTCTGTTTATCCAGATATTGTGTTTAATTTAGATATTCCATTAGTATTACCTCCAGATACATCATCTGAAGTTGTAGAATGGTATAACAAAGAATTTAAAAAGGCTCTTCAATCTAAAGAAGTCCAGGATTCTCTTGCATCTAACATGATGTTTGTTAATCAAAAATTACTAGAATCTAAAGAGACAACAAAATACATATTAGATTTTGAAAAAAGATATGATCCTGTTGTTAGTAAAGTAATTTCTACTCAGAAAGGCAACTAAATGTTATTTTATGAAAAGGCGATGCGATCTATTGGTAAAGTCGCAACATGGCGAATTCTTGTAACAATCACAAATTTTATCGGAGGATATATTTCTTCTGGTTCTTGGATGGTTGGGCTCGGTGTAGTTTCTTTTGCTTTGGTTGTGAATAGTGTTCTATATTATTTCCACGAGCGAGCATGGAACAGAATCGACGCTGGTAAAGAAATACTTGACAAACAGGTATAAATAAAGTATACTATGTGTAGGTGAGATGGTTGTACGAAGCAACTAGAAAAGTGTTCTGGACGGGAGTTCGATTCTCCCCACCTCCACCAGAAGCATACTTAAATCTCTACAAAACCGAAAGGTTGGGATCAGGATTGGTAAGCCGTGACCTCTACGATGTAAGTCAATTTCACCATAGTATGTTTCTGATGGGGGTGACTAGGTTTCGACAGGGCAACAAGTACAGAAGTGGACAACTTGTCAGAGAAGACATAAAAACTAAAACAACGTAAACGCAAACGACGAACTGTTCGCATTAGCAGCCTAAACGCTGCTTAGGGTTTCGGTTGGTTTCCTCGTAACAGAATAACCAACCATTTTATTAATTTAAGGAGTTATATGAAAAAAGGTATTTTGTTAATCGCACTATTGGCAACATTTGGTGTCGCTCAGGCTGTTGAAGTTGGAGTATTTGGTGCTAAAGATGAATCACATCAAGATTCTGGTAAAAACCATTCTCACTATGGTGTAACTGCTGGTGAGCAATTTGGTAAAGTTTCTGTTGAGGGAGAATTTTCTCGTTTGAATCAATCAGCAAATAACCAAGACAAATACAGCGTTGTTGCTGGTTATGATATCTACAAACTTGGTAATGTTACTCTAACACCAAAGGTTGGCGCATCATATTTGAACAACGTAGGATCAACTGCTGACGGATATGCGTTGCGTGTTGGTGCTGGCGCATCTGTTCCATTGGGTGGTGGTTTTAAAGCAGGTGTTGACTTCTATCGTCAATACGGTCAAGATCGCGTAAGCGCATTTGATGGTAATACTGTTCAAGCAAGTCTAAAGTATTCATTCTAATGGAAATTAAACCAATGAAAAAGTTTGTTCTCGTAGCAGAGAACAAACGAGAAAATACTACTCAGTCTGGTATTATTCTTGAAGGTGCTGGATTTGATCAATCAAAAACAGGTACAGTTCTAGCCATTGGTCCAGATGTCACCGATGTAAAAGTCGGTGATGTTATTTACCTTGAATGGAACAAAGGTGCTGTTGTTAAGATTGGTGACGCTCAGCGCATTATGATCAAAGAAGAATTTATTGTTGCAGTGGCTGAATAATGTCTTCAGCAGCAGTACTTTGCAATGGACCATCTAGAGTTGCCTTTAAAGGTAAACTAGGGTATGATTATGTTATGGGATGTAACATTCCCTGGACCACTGTTGATGGTACTGTTATTATGGATGGCAATATCATGCATGCATGGTTTGCCAAACCAAATTTAATTCAATGTAAAGAAGATCAAATATTTGTCACTAAACAAGCATGGCGAACTGCTGGCGAATTAAAATTTCAGGATTATATTGAAAATCGTTATGGTGTAATTATAATTGATACTAACTATAAAATTCCAGAAATGTACAGTTCAGGGCATGTTGCTGCTGCATTAGTTTTAAATATGTACGTTGATGTTATTGACATATATGGTTGTGATTCTTACTTTACTAATACTGTAGAAAGTTTTACAAGTACATATGTCAATGATGTTAACAAAGATTCTGAGCAACAAAGAATTGATGCGTGGAGAAAACATTGGAATGCTCTTCAAAATAAGTATTCTGAAGTAGAGTTTAATTTTATTAGATTATAAATAATAAGTGAGTTGGGAACTCTCAATAAAAGTTCTATTTTTTTTACACACAACACAGGAGAAGTAAAATGTCAAACATGACTCCGTTCGAGATTCGCCTTGAACTTTTAAAAATGGCGAAAGACATGCTTACCGAGGATTACTATGGTAAACGTGAACAAGTTAGCAACGACTGGCAAGTAAAAGTCGAATCTGCTAAAATCAATGGTGGCACAGTTCCAGAACATCCTGGATTCCCTGCTTACCCAAGCGAATCGGATATCATTGCAAAAGCAGCAGCTTTGAATGGTTTCGTTTCAAACATCCCACTAGATACTAAGACTAATAGCAAAAAGTCCACCTGATAGGGATTGAGAGAGAGCATCCGCTCTCTTTCTTTTAACTAAAAAGGAGATTATATGCGTAAATATCGTATATACATACCAATTATATTATTAGGAATCTGTGCAATACTTCTAACCAGAAATGCATTATCTGATTCATTAATACTTGATGTAGGTTATAATCAATTAACCAAGGAAAGTCAAAAAGAAGTTGATTGTCTAGCAGACAATATTTACCATGAAGCAGGATATGAATCCGAAGATGGTAAAAAAGCAGTCGCAATGGTTACGCTTAATAGAACTCAAGATCCACGATTTCCAAAAGATATATGTGGAGTTGTTAAACAAAAAACCTTCTGGCAAGGTTTAACTGTTTGTCAATTCTCTTGGGTATGCGCCCCATTCAAAATTAATAAAGAAAGTGCAGCATATCAACAATCAAAAGATGTAGCATTGTTTGTTTATGCTAACTATGAGAAATTAAAAGATATAACCAAAGGTGCGTTATATTATCACGCAGATTATGTTAATCCGAAGTGGAAGTTAGAGAAGACTACCGTAATTGGTAGACATATATTTTATAAAGAAAGTGGTAAATACTATGATGTCAAAACTGAATCTGCAATTGAAAGAGGAACAATCCAAACACTCTTTTCTATTACTGATGGAGGAGATAACCCTTAATAGTGTTAAGAACGCTGTTGAGTGGATTTTTGAAGCCAACTTTGCTGAAGAAAGACCAGAACTTCTTAATTTAATTATCACAAGTCCTGGTGGTGATTTAAATGCAGCATTTGCATTAATTGATACTATGCGTGGTTCTGCAATTCCAATTAGAACTATCGGTCTTGGTCAAGTGGCTTCTGCTGGTCTAATGATTTTTATTGCTGGAAGTCCAGGACATCGCATTCTTACTCCAAACACATCAATTTTATCCCATCAATATTCATGGGGTGCAATTGGTAAAGAGCATGAGTTGTTTGCAACTGTTAAAGAATTTGATTTAACAACAAAGAAAATGATTGCTCATTATAAAAAATGTACTGGTTTAAAAGAAGCCGAAATTCGTGAGATGTTGCTTCCACCTCAGGATATTTGGTTAAGTGCGATTGAAGCAAAGAAAATGGGATTATGTGATGCAGTTAAAGAATTATCTTAAGTATTCTGGTATATGGGTTTCTCTTGCAGTAAATCCATATCATTGGAGATTTTATAAAGAGTTTAATAAACCAAACGATATGGATCCGTCAATGTACAGTTTGTATTTGATATTAGGTCCAATTTCGATTCGGCTTGTTATTGATGATGGTAGTTGGTAATTAAGGAGAAATAAATGGAAAATGATAAAGTGTTTATTCTTGCAATTTTAGTTGGTTTTCTTTCAGTTGTTGGAGCATGTAGTTTTAATCAATACGCAGAATTAAAATCTATGGAGAGAAATATTGAGTCTGCAATTGTAAAGGGCATCGACCCAATTGCAGTCCGCTGTGCATATAAGTCTCAAGATCCTATTTGCAGTATCTACGCTTCCAAGTCAAAATAACCCTATATTTCTGAGGGTTTTATCAAAAATCGCTTTACTTTGATTTTATTTTAGGGTATAATATATACTGTGATTGACTCTTTTTGATAAAATTATGCAAATGATATTTACTGGTCCCCAAAAGTCCAAAAAACGTAAACCAAATGCTAAACAGCGTGAGTTAGATGCTTCTTGGGAAGCATTAAAAAAGAAGTATGCCACAAAGACGATTGTGACTCCGAAGCAATCCCTCAGTGATGTATACTCGCTTGGAAAACCTGCTTGTCGTGAGACACCTAAGATTCCAAGTCTTCCATTCAGTGGTGGTCCATGCCCAGTAAAACCAAATCCAGTTTACACTGGCACAAAGATTAAAGGTATTGGAACTATGCACAAATCCAATGCTGTCCCAATCTTTAGTGATGAACAAGCAGTTGAAATCGCAACAATGCGACGTGGGTAAATTTGACTTAAACCAAAAAACAAGGTATAATATATTATGGATTACAAAACAAAGCACCAACAACTTATCGTTGAAAAAATGAAGATGGATAAGTTTTTTACAATGTATTTGGATAAATTTGAAAAGAAAATGGATCCAGAAAACCCTGATACTCCAATCTGGAAATTGTTTAAAAAAGAATCCGATCGTTATAGTAAAATTATGCAAGAAATTCGTAATTGTGAATATTGGATAAAGAAAAATGTTTAAATCTCCAAATGACTTTTCAATGCATATTGAACAGATCGTTCTTGAAAAGAAAATCAGTTATATGCAAGCTGTCCTTCAATATTGTAAAGAAAACTTTATTGAACCAGAGGATATCGCTAAACTTGTGAATAAATCTCTTAAGGATAAACTTGAGGTAAATTTTCAAGACGAAAATTATTTGCCAAAGAAGGCAAAATTAGATGTTTAATTATGGACGGATTTAAAGCATACCGTTATTACCTAGCAATTAAATTACACTTCACCTCTGAGAAATTTAACGTCTTCGAAAATCGAGGAAACGTAAAAGGATCACGTGAAGCATTTAATGCGCGTAACGACAGATATATTTTTGAGAAACTGGCAAGAAAGTTCAACTCAGATCGAGATATTATTCAGTTCTTTGTTGCTAATTTTGCCTATGGTAATGAATCTGCAATTTATGCAGGTCAAGAAGCCGATGATAATCTTCTTGAATGGAATAAAAGAAAACAAAGTATCAGTCGTATTTTTATTGATGACTTGGCAAGTTTACTCACATATGTTGAGATAAATAAACTACCAACTTCCAGTATATTCGATTTTAAAAATAATGAGTATCCTGCATCATTAAAATTATTTTTGGGTGGTAAAATTTCAATTGAAACCCTTGTAATTGTAAATGAATTGGATCATGTTGTTGAACATTGGATAAGTAATCCCACTGTGCAACATATTTGGGGTGCTGAATTATTGCGAATAAAAAAGTTGACAGGATTCGTTAAATACGATAAAATAAAACTTGGGCAGATCTTTAAACATTTTGTAGAAGAATTAGACTGAAATGGGTCGTACATATTATAAAGCATCAAAATCTTTTGATGATGAGAATTCTAGTAAGCGTTCAGGTAAAACTGCTAGACATGCCAATGGTAAAAAAACTGGAGGTATGAGAACGCTAAATAACTATGTTGAAGAAGATTATGATTTTGAAGATGACGTCTTTGATGACGACATTGAATTGAATGATAATATAGAAATACAACATACTAAACATAAACCGTAAATACTAATACAAGGAAATACAATGGATATTCAAACACTCCGTAAAATGCGCAATCAAGACTTCAGCAAAATCGCTGGAGAATTCGATAAAATCTCAAATCCCCAATCAGGCGAAAAGAAGTCATATGACGATGACCGATTCTGGCGTCTAGAGGGCGACAAAGCTGGCAATGGCACAGCAACAATCCGATTCCTACCACGTGTCGAAGGTGATGAACTTCCTTGGGTTCGTATCTTCAGTCATGGCTTCCAGGGTCCAACTGGTAAGTGGTATATCGAGAACTCCCTAACAACTCTTGGTGAAACTGACCCAGTCGGTGAAATGAACACCATACTTTGGAACTCTGGTTCTGATGCAAATAAAGAGATTGCTCGTAAACAAAAGCGTAAATTGAGTTTTATCGCAAATGTCTTGATCGTTTCTGATCCAAAACATCCTGAGAATGAAGGACAGGTTAAACTGTTTAAATTCGGTAAGAAAATCTTTGATAAGATTATGGACAAGGCTCGTCCAACTTTTGAAGACGAAACACCAGTGAATGTGTTTGACTTATGGGAAGGCGCAAACTTTAAATTGCGTATGCGTAAGAAAGATGGTTATGCTAACTATGATGAGTCAGTATTCTCTGACCCATGTCCAGCTGCAGGTACCGATGAGGAATTGGTGGCAATTGTTAATGGTCAGCATAAGTTATCTGAATTTACTGATCGTAAGAATTTTAAATCTTATGATGAGTTGAAGAAAAAACTTGAACAGGTTCTTTCTGGTGATGCGTTTGTTAGCAAGTCTGCTGCATCTGTTGATGAAGATGAATTGCCAGTTGCTTCTGCGCCTAAAATTGCATCTAAACCAGCACCTGCTCCGAAGTCTTCAATATCAGAAGATGACGATGAAGATGTTATGTCTTATTTCCAGAAAATTGCTGAAGAAGAATAATTCAGCTAGATGGTTGAAAAGGGAGCTTCGGCTCCCTTTTTTTATGCGTATCTTTTTGCTACGTAACTACTTACGGAAGATTCTTGGTTACGTATTGGTGATTTAATAACTTGAGTAGTTGTGTTATTAGTTGTTACTGGTGCATTTACCACACTAGTATTATTGTTTGCAGCAGGTGTTGCGGCAGCATCAGCATTCTCAGCAGATTTTTGTTCAACAACATTACCTTCTTGTGGTGGGGTTGCTGCTTCAGGTTTTTTATCGCCCTCTCCGCTACCATCAGATTTAAATGGATACCATGGTCCAACAGAAACTTTACCAGTAATTTTATTATCAAGTAAGGTTATCTCAGGTATACCAATACTTTCAAGTACTGACATTAAACTTTTACCAATCCATTTCCACATATCGAGATATGGTTGGATTAAATGATCATTAATCCAACCACCAATATTACCTATCACATCTTTGATTGCATCTTTATCAAACAATCCAAAGGTTAAGAAATCAACTATACCAGCAAGCCCAGCTATAAGTGCTTTACCAATATCGCCTGTTTTCATAAACTCATCGAAACCATCCATAATACCTTCAAATAATGCACCAACAATCATACCGATGGCAAATACTTTACCAAGAGATTTAAGTATAGTTCCTGGATTAAACAAAGATTTAAATGCATTAATTAAACCTTTACCCAAGAAACTCATAATTGTATCAAGTAAACCACCACCTTCTGGTTTCTTTTCTTCTTTAATTTCCTTATCTTTACCTTCACCACCTCTAGTATTTTCTTCAATCTTTGATAAAAGATCAGTTTCTTTTTCAGCTTCGCGTTGCCCTTCTTCTGCTGCCTCAGCACCTTGCAACGATTCAGCTGCAGTAGCTGTTGCGCTTGGTGCTTTTGCTGCAGTTGCTCCTAAACCAGCAACAGGGTTGGAAATTCCAGCAGCAGGTTGAAATTGTTGCTGGGGTAATAGACCAGCCAGTTCAGCATTCTTTTTGTCAGGACTAAACTGTCTTGTGCTTCTATCATATTTACCCAGTTCTTCAGTGTGTGCTTGTCGTTTTTCTAACAATGCAGCAAACTCAGGACTTTCACCCTTTAAGAATTCTTCATCAGTGGTTCCTGCTTTAGCCATGTGTGCTTGTATGGCTTTCTCATTATCGGTAATTTTATTTTTTGATTGACGAGCACCTTCATAATCTTCTTTGAGTCTTTTCTTAAAATCTGCTGAAGATTCATTTGGCATTGCTTTTGCGCCAAGTGCCTTTTGTTGTTCAACAAACTTATCTCTGTCGAGAGTTTTATTAAAGATACCACCAACATTCATTGCACCAAGAACAGTTCGTTTTAAACCACCATTGGCAATTCCATATTTTTCTTTAACACCAGAAACGCTGTCTTTGAACTTTTCACCAAGAGTTTTAACTGACTTCATACCCTTTACCATGTCAGCAATATCTTTGGCTTCTTTATCCCATTCAGCTTGAAACTCTGCTTGTGTTTTGTAATATTTTCTGCTATTCTTTGTTTGTTCTTTTAACTGAGAAAGAATTTCCTCTTGAATCTTTTGACTATCTGCCCCACCAGTTGCTTTTTGTAGTTTCTCATGATCTCTTGATAACTCAATTAATTTTTTAATTGAAGATAATTCGCCCAATGATTGTTGTTGTGCTGCAAGCAGATTTTTAAAATCGCTTGAACTTACGTGGACGTTCATTTGTGGTTTTGCCATTTTACATTCTCTTTTTAGATTCTAATCTTTTCTTTTCTTCTTCCAGATAGTTAATTAACATGGCAACATACACTTCACGCTCAAAGGGTATCATATCTTCAATCTCTGCTAAGGAGTATTTGTGGTACTGCAGTAAGGCGAAATTTAATTTATAATAATTCACCAAACTCTCATGGCAGAGATTAATTAAAAAAAACTTTGCATTCCCTCCAAAGTCTTCTTATGATGTTTTTGACAAATCGGGCAGTCGTATTCAACTTCCTTTTTAATCCTTGGCATCGTAGTGAAGAATTTTTGGATATTCATAAACTGAGTAGAGTTTAAATTGTTTAAGAACTCTACAAGTTCTTCTTTCTTCTGTTCTTTAGCATAATGAATCTTATCGCCTTCGTAGATATAATCAATACAATCAGCGATAATATCAAAGATATTTTCAAGATCATCATTGTCAACCTTTTCTAACTTAGACATAATTTCAATTGTTGGATATTTCATTACAACTCCAACATCATTAAACAGTGCAATTTTATTTGTATGATCTTCTGGAAACTCTACTTGAATTTGCGTAAGATCAATTGTAATTTTAACTTTTGCTTTATCGTTTTGTTCGCCATGTTCGTTATCGCATGGGAATAATAAATCAATTTTCTCTCCGACAGATTTACCACGGATTTGAGTAAAAATATACTCAAGATCAAATGTTGCTAAACTATCAACATCGATTTTATCAATAATACAAGAAGCCACAATAGACTTCAGTGTATCAACCATGATAATAATATCTTCGCTCTGTTGAGCAATTAATAATGCCTTTTCCTCTTTAACCAAGAATGGTCTATACTTCACATTTTTCTTAGAAGAAGGAATCACCAAATTATATGTTGGTGTACTCATCACTGGTAATGCCATTACTATTCTCCTTGCATTTTCTTAATCATTTTACCCAAATCAGCAGTGCTACCTACAAAAATAGCATTGTTGGTCACTTTATCAACTTTTCCAGTTTTACCGTCAAGTTTCTGTTTCTGTTGATGTATATCCATAAGTTGTTGGTTAACATCAGCTAGTTGTTTCATAAGATTACCCACAACTTCAAATGCACGTGGATGTTCAGACTGCTTAGCTACTTCTAATGCAGAATATAAAGCATTCTGCCCAGTAGTTAATAACTCTCTTAGATTATCTCTGGCAGTTTCATAATCGCTGTCAATTTTAGCTTCTGGCGTCTGTACAATTTCGCCAGTTGAATTATCAACTATTTCAGTTTTTGGTTTTTCCTGAGGAATCAAATCAAATACCTCTGATAACGAATCATCTATTTTCATATTTTAACTACCTGTATTTATCATTGGTTTTGGAATTGGAGGTTTTGGCATTCCAAATGTAGGAGGTGTGCTTCCAGCTGCGCTTGTAGAAGGTATTGTTGCTGCAACTGAGGCTGAGGCAGCTGTTGGTGTTGAGACTGGCGCAGATACGCTAGATGTTGTTGGGATGCTTGAAGGTAAGTTTGTTGGTGCCAATCCGCCATTGTTTGCTCCATTTAATTTCTCCTGAGTTCTACCGTAAGCAGAGATACCCAGGATAGCACCCATAGCGATGTGAAATAAACCTGCACCTTGTAGTGTTAATGGATTCCACTGCGTGATTGGTTGATGTTGAATTGCTTGTAGTAAAGACCAAAGAATTGGAAATACTGCCATATCTAATAAACAGATAAGCATATACATCCAACCCATCATTGGGCGCCACTTAGAATTCATCCAATCTTCTTTTTCTTTTTCTGATTTTGACATATTAAAACTTTAGTAAATTAGGTAATCTAGTAACAAGAGCAGACCCTGCTGCTCCTATCGCGAAATTCTGTAAATTAGTTGCAAATGTATTTACAGGACTATATCCATTTGATGTTACATCAGCGTATGGACTAACTGGAAAATCTGTTTGGTGTTGAACATATCCATTTGAAGTAATCCCATTATATGGATTGACGGCAAACGTGTTTTGATGACCATCTGGTGTTGCAACGGAAGTGCCGTTTACGCTTGGGAATGATATCCAATTTTTATAAGCAAAATTAACAGACAATTTCATTACATCTTTAGCAGAATAATCTAATTGAACTGCTCCGATGCTTTTTGGAAACGCTTCGTATAACATTACAGTATATGTGTTATTATCGTTTATATCTTGCACGTAAATTGTTATTGGTGTGACATACCTATCATAATACTCAAATGTTCTTGTTCTTCTATCCATAATTGAATCATGCCAAGTGTCGAAAAGATCTTTTATTACCATATCTTTATCGACATAAAAAGACATGTTAATGTCTTCGAACAATTTTTCGTATGGAGCTTTTCTAACTTCTCCAAATGATCTATTATCAGTTGTATTAATATTAAGTCCAGGTAATTGAACTTGCTCACAAAATAACAATGCAGTTCTTAGTGAATTAATATCGAATCCTGCAAGACTTTTTGGAAGAGCAAACTCAACAGCATATCTGTTGGTTCTTGCCATACCATTGTGTTTTACTTGAGCGATAAAATCGTTTAGTTTTGCCATTATGCTTTTCTTATAATTCTTCTGGAATCTGCCCAGACTTGTTGTTTAGATGCTCCGACAAACCTTTCAACTGGAAGCAACATAGCAGTTGCCCAATCTTCAGAATATATTTGTCGAAACTGACTTCTAACATGACCAGAAAGATAATGTTTTACGCAAGGTTTTGCCGCAGCAAATCTTGAAACACCATCAATTAATGCCCAGCTATATTTAATCTTCGTTGTTTCATCCCAGCGAGCATTGTTTTTAAATACCAATAGATTGTCTAATAATTTAATACGCAAATCATAAGGTAAATAATGCATATTTAAACCAAGAAATCCATCCTTAACCTTTCTAAATGGAAACACCAAAGGAAATCTATCATAATATGGTAATTCTTCTTTCAGTTTTGGATCATAAATATACATGTAAAGATTACCAGGAAGAATAGAATTTTTTAGATGTGTCGGTTCACCTTTCAACACTTTATTCGGTGTGATGTTCTGTTGAGCCATTGAAGCTACTTGTTTATCAAACCAGCTTCTAGATCTCTTTACAGCAGTAAGAAGATCATATTTATTCTGGTCGAACACGTCTTGGATTGGTTTTTTAGATGCCATATATGTTATTTAGGTATCAGAGTCCAAGTTCTTTTTCTGTTATAATTTTAAACTCCCAACCACGATCTTTACAATATTCGGTTGCTGCAGCCCATTTTGCCTGATTTTTAATATACGTCATTGACTCTGTAATGTATTTCTTTGTTTGTCTTCCAGGATATTCTGGTGGAATACATTGTTTAGATGGCTTAACTTCAACCAAATACCTTTTAATTGTTCCATCTCTCTGAGATACTTGAATATTGAAGTCCACAAAATAACGATGTATTCTATCATCAGTTGGACAACGATAAGGAATAACAGTTTCTTCTGAACTCCATTTTAATATGCTTGGATTATGATCACACCAACTGGCGAATCTAGTTTCCCAGCTTGATCTCATTATAATATTACTTGGATTGCCAGAATATTTTTCTGGATGTGCAGGTTTGTATAGTCTTTTGTGGAACATAAATAAGGTAATAGGAACAGTAATTAACACTATTTAGAGAAAACATGGCAGAAACAACCAACCCTGCAGCAAATACTGCGCCCCCAGCAACCCCAACAGCGCCACCAAGTACGTATACACCACGTGGAGATGCAACAGGGTTTGATGCTGGGAAATATGACATTAGCCAATGGTCATATCCAGAAGATTTGTACTCTAACAGAGGCGAATATGGTGGAAACTATGTAATTTTCTATATTAATGTATCTCAAGATGGTAAATTATATGCTAACGATCCAAGTGTTGCTGTTGAGAATTTAACACCAAGAGATCAAGGAGATTTAGTTGGCCAAAACATTGGTAATAAATTAACATCAGCCAATGCCACTGCTGGTGCAGTTGAAGGTGCAGTTGGCGGTGGTTTATTAACAGGTAATGTTGAAGGTGCAGCAAAAGGTGCTGTTGTTGGTGGAGCAACTGGAGCAGTAATTGGAACCGTATTAAGTAGCGACTCTATTAAAACAACAAGAGCAAATAAACGTCTAAAAACTGCCATTGCTTTACACATACCAAACGATCTTTCTATTAGTTATGGTATGCAATGGTCAGAAGACGATACTGCCACATTGGCAATGGCAGCTGCAGGTGGTAGTGAAATTGTTAAAGCATTACAGACTAAAGGTAAAGAATCTGATGTCACTGGTGTTGGTGCTGCTATTTTAGCAAACCTTGCTTTATCTAAAGGTCCAAATGCTGGAGCAAACTCTGCTGCTCTTGGTTTGGCAGCTAACCCAAAGAAAGAACAAGTATTTAAAGGTGTCGATTTTAGAACATTTAGTTTTAATTACAAATTTTTTCCAAGAAATCCAGATGAAGCTGCGAATGTATTAAAAATTATTCAACAATTTAAATATCATATGCATCCTGAATTTAAGGATGCTAATAATTTCTTGTACATTTATCCATCTGAATTTGACATTTTTTATTATAATAATGGACAAGAAAATTTAAATTTACATAGACATACATCTGCAGTTTTAACAAATATGCATGTTAACTATACTCCAAATGGAATGTTTACTGCCTTTGCCAATGGTATGCCAACACAAATAGATGTTCAACTACAGTTCCGCGAGTTGGCTCTTCTTACCAAAGATAAAGTTAAGGATGGTCTATAATGTATTTCGAAAATTTTCCAAAAATGCTTTATGATTACCAGATTGGTAATAAAACTCAAGCATTTGTAATGACAGATATTACAAGAAATATAAAATTCAGAAAAGAGATTCTTTCTAATATTACTGTTTATGACTATTATGATATTGTCGATGGAGAAACACCTGAGGTAATATCAGACAAAATTTATGGTACACCAGAATATCACTGGGTTATTATGCTCGCCAATGATATGTATGATTATAGAGCAGATTTTCCAATGAATTATCTTGCTCTTGAGAAATATATTTCTGATAAGTATGGTGCGAATGCTGATGATATTCATCACTGGGTAGATTCAACTGGACAATATATTGTTGACCAAACTATTTCTGGAGCAACATCTGTTTCTAATAGACAGTATGAAGAAGCATTAAATGAAACAAAACGCAGAATTAAAATTATTTCTAAAGATGTAATTGGTTTAGTTCTTAAGAATTATAAAGATCAATTATAATGCAAGACGCAGAAACAGTCCTTCGCCAAGCTGGTGATGTAAATATTGAAAAAGTATTAATTACTACAAGAGCAGGTGTATCTCAAGAAGTAACTCCTCAAGTTATTGCTATTTCATTTTATGAAGACTTATTCTCCCCATTTATAACAGGTTCTTTAATTTTAAAAGAATCTTTTGATCTTGTTAATTTATTTCCATTCGCTGGCGAAGAAACAGTAGAACTCCAAGTATCAACTCCTTCATTAAAAGTTGGCAATATATCTGGTAAATACTATATTTACAAATTAACAGATAGAGAATTAATAGGAGATAGAAATGTAGTTTATCAGTTACATTTTATTTCAATGGAGGCAATTGTTGATTTAAACAAAAAGGTAAGTAAAGTATTTACTGGTGCTCCATCTGATATTGTAAAATATCTAGCAACTGATACATTTAATGGTTTTGAAACAGGTAAACGTGTTCAGGTTGAACAAACTGCAAAAGATATTAAATTTATTTCCAACTTTTGGTCTCCATCAAAAGCAATTCAGTATGCAACTAACATGGCAGTAAATAAAAATGGATCTCCAAGTTATGTTTTCTTTGAGAATAGAGATGGTTTTTATTTTGCCAGTTTAGATACTTTGTACAATAATAATGTATATGCTGAATTTACATACGACAAATACACTCGCGATTCAACATCGATGGGTGGCGATGCCAAGAATCCTCAAGAGGATTTTAAACGTATAAATCAAATAAGCATTCCTACTGGTTTTGATTACATGGACAGAATCAGAAGTGGTCTATTTGCATCTAAAATTGTTTCTTTCGATTTAACAAAAAAACAGTATAATGTCAAGAATTTTACAATGTTTGACAATTTTGATAAACAAAATCATCTTAACAAATATAATATTGCAAATCAAAATTCTGTTTTTAAAACAAATTCTTTGCTTATAAATTATCCGAGGGATAATGCGAATTTTAGTGGATTTGGTGATGCTACTAATTATAAAAATGAACAGCAAAGATTATCTTTGTTAAAATCAGCAGAAGCAAATAAAATAGAAATTGTTGTTCCAGGTAGATGTGATTATACAGTTGGTCAAAAGATGAAAATAACTTTATATAAAGTTGATCCGACAGCTACAACTGATAACGATAACGATATTATTGATAATATGTTTTCTGGTAATTATATTGCTTCGGCTATTAATCATTACATTACTCGCGAACGTCATGAATGTAATATGGAACTAATAAAAGACACTCTATTAAAGAGTATTGACGGGACTAAGAAATAATGTTTTATACAGGAATAGTTGAAAATAGAGCCGATCCATTACAACTTGGTCGTTGTCAAGTTCGAATCGTAGGACTGCACACTCACGATAAGACTCAGTTACCGACAAACGATTTACCTTGGTCAACACCAGTACAACCAATCGGTTCTGCTGCTATGAATGGTATTGGATATACACCTGTTGGTCCAGTTGAAGGAACTACTGTTGTTTTAATGTTCCTTGATCATGATATGCAACAACCAGTTATACTTGGTACTGTTGGTGGTATCCCACAAATTCCTACTGCTATATCAAATGATGATAGCGAATCTGCAGTAAACCCATCTGCCAAACTTGCGGATATTCAACTAACAACTATTGTTGGTCCAACTGATGGTAAACAATTAACATTTACTGATCCAACTGGAAGAACAGATTTAACCACTGGTCTTACAGCAAATATGTTTGTTGTTGGATATGGTTTATCAAGTAATTGTACAATTGTTAGTATTGATAGTGGAACTAAAATTACAATTAGCGAAGCAGTTACTGGGTATGGCGAAAACATTATTACATTCAAACCAGCACCAACTAATCTGGATGCTGTTAATCAAAGTAAAGCATCGAATGTAGTAACAGATAGTTCTGGTAATCCAGTAACATCTGGTAACGGACAACCTGTTACAACTACTCCTCCTGCTGCATCACCAACTACTCCTGCGACTCCTGCTTCTAGTGCTGTCAATGATTCAATACCAACTGTTCCTCCACCAAAATCTACGACAAATCAATCAAAAGCATCTGCGGGTATTAAAGCACTTATTGCTGCTTGCGATGCTGTTGGTTTAACAACTAAAGAACAGAAATGTGCTTTACTTGGTATCGCTGGTGGAGAAACAACTTGGATTCCTCAGTTAGAATCATATAATTATTCAGTTTCTAGAATAAAACAAATTTTCTCTTTCTTATCAGATGCCGACGCACAACAATATTCTGATGCGCAAAAAAAGGGATTAACAAGAGAACAATTTTTCAGTGTTATCTATGGACCAACAAGACGTGGTAAAGGTTTCCTTGGTAATTTAACTGATGAAGATGGTGGTAAATATTATGGTCGTGGATATATTCAACTTACTGGTCGTGGTAACTACAAACGATATAATGATCTAGCAAAGGCTGCTGGATTAAATATTGACATTTTAAATAATCCTGATTCTCTTAATGATGATTTAAATGTTTCAGCAATAGTCGCTGCTCTTTATATTAAAGATCGTGTACCAAAAGGCGTAAGCCCAACAGATAATCCTGGATATTTCTTTGCTGCTAAGAAGGCAGTTGGTGTTAATTCTCCAGATATTTCTGCTAAAAAACAATCTTACTATGAATACTTTTATGGTGGAGCTGTTACTGGTTCTGTGCAAAAATCAGCAGGTACTGATGCTCCTACTCCACCACCAGATAATGCCCCAGTAACTCCTGGTCCATCACAAGAAAGTATTAAACGTGGAACTGATAATACTGGCTTCAGAGATCCAAATAATAAGTATCCCCTTCCTGATTATGTAAATGAACCAGACACTAATCGTCTTGCTCGTGGTATTATTAAAGGCACTGTTGTTGAATTAAAAGATAGCGCAAGAGATCAAGGAATTCCTCTGCCAATGGGTAGTGGAACTTGGAGTCAACCACTTTCTGCTTTTGGTGCTCAGTATCCATATAATAAAGTTATGGAAACAGAATCTGGTCATATTCAGGAATTTGATGATACTCCTGGTCAAGAACGTATTCATACTTACCATCGTGCTGGAACGTATGAAGAAATTGACCCAAATGGATCAAAAACTACATTCATTAATGGTGAAACATATACCATTATGCTTAGAAATAATTATGTTCACGTACAAGGCGACTGTAATTTAACTGTTGCTGGTAACGTAAACATATACGCACAGTCTGATGCGAATATTCAAGTAGAGGGTGATGCAACTTTACAAGTTGGTAATAATCTATCAGCTGGTGTTGCCAATGATTTTACTTTAGCTGTTGGTGGTACAGTTCAAATTAAAGCTGGTGGAGACTTTACTCTTGAAGCTGCCAATATTAATCAGTTGGCTGGATCTGGAGTTAATATCAATTCTGGCGAGGATATGAATATTCTTGCTGGTGGCACACTATACGCAGATTACTCAACTGGTCAGTTTGGTAATGGAGCAAACGCTGTTGAATCTATTGATTTACCAGCACCAACTGCTGGTGCGCCATTATATCCAGATGTTCCTGAGTTATCTCCACCAGATCGTGTTGTTGAAAATTATGCCGCAGCTGAAACCCCACAAGATTATGATACACCACAGGGAAGAGCATTCGCAAACAACCAAGCGCAAACTAATGGTGTTCCAAATCCACCAACTCCATCTGTAGATACTTCTGCGAACACACCTACGACTGGCGGTTCAAATAATATTGTTGCTGTTGATACATCAAAGATACAAAGTACTACTAATTTTACAAACGATTTTAGATTATCTCCGAATTTTACTCTTGGGATGTTAATTTATGGTGGAATTCAAGGAAAACACAAATTAGTAGATCAAGAATTACAGGATGTTAAAGGTGGTCCATTGAGAGTTTATACTACTCAAGAAATCGTTTCGAACCTTGCTATTCTTTGCCAAAATGTTTTGGAGCCAGCATTATCTGTCCTTCCAGGTGGAATTGGTGGATATGGAAAACAATGGACAATTACATCTGGTTATCGTTTAAAGGGTGTTGTACCTCAAGAGTCTCCATTCTCTGATCACTGTAAAGGACAAGCAGCAGATGTTGCATTACTTTTACCAGACAGATATAATGCAACTTATAATATGATTCAAAAGATTGAAGCATTAGTTCCTTATAATCAAGTTATATTAGAGTATAGATACAAAGATCAAGTTTGGATGCATTTGTCATATAAACAAAAAGGTAATCTAAAATGGGCTTTTACAATGTCTAACGATAAAGTTTATCAAAGAAATTCTGCTGGTATTCCAAATGGGTTTGTTTTACTTACTGATGGTGCTGCTCCTCCGCAGAAGGTATAATGGGAAATGTAGCTAGAAAAGGTGATATGTCTCAAGGATTAGATGGTCCATCTACACCACTAACACATAAAAACCAAGCCACCAAATCCTATGTTGATGGTTTATTAATAGGATTGGTTGGGGATGAATATGAATCTCATACTCCATTTGGTGGTGGTATACATCAAGATGCCCAGAGAGAAATAACATCTGGCGCATCGAAAACATATTTTGAAGGTATAGCAGTTGCAAGAACAAATGATCCAATAGCAGATGGAGATAAAGTTGGTCCAGGTTCTGCAAAACTTACCATAGAATAACCTAAATAAGAATATGCCAATAAATACAAGAACATTTTCTGATATAGACTTTAATTTTATCCCCAATCCAGTGACTGGGGATATCGCACTTCGTTTAGACGATTATGCGGTAAAAGCTGCTATTCAGAATCTAATCCTTACATCTTTCTATGAGAGACCATTTCATAGCGAAATCGGCAGCCCAATTAAGCGTTTATTATTTGAACCAGCTTCTCCAATGATCGGAGCGATGGTAAAGCAAGCAATTGTTAATACAATTAATAACTATGAGCCTCGTGTAAATTTGACTGATGTAATTGTCAATTTATCCGATGATGGGTATTCTCTTTTTGTTGCTATTGAATATACTATTTTAAATAGTACTGAACCTCAAACTCTAGACCTAACATTACAAAGATCTCGATAATGTCTAATAATCAAAAAATCTCAACAACAGATTTAGACTTTGATAATATCAAAGCAAATTTAATTACATATTTACAGGGTCAAACCCAGTTTCAAGATTATAATTTTGAAGGGTCTGCATTATCAGTTCTACTTGATGTATTGGCATATAACACACATTATAATGCTCTTTATAATAATCTTGCAGTAAATGAAATGTTTCTTGACTCAGCAAGAAAACGTAATAGTGTTGTTTCTTTGGCAAAGATGCTTGGTTATCGTCCTCGCTCAGCAACATCGGCAACTGCTCAAGTTACAATTACAGTTACTGCTCCGACTGGAACGAATTTGCCAGCAGCATTAACTTTACCAGCATTTAGTTCTTTTACAACTAATGTAAATGGAACAACATATACGTTCTTTAATAAGCAAGCAGTTACTGCTTCTTCTTCTGGTCTTACATTTGTATTTCCAAATGTAACACTTACTGAAGGTATTCCAATAACAAATACCTATACATATAATACAGGTACTATTATAACAATTCCAAATGCAAATGCTGATTTAAACACATTGAATATAACTGTTCAAGACAACCCAAGTTCTTCAATCTACACTTACTTTAAACCAGCAGATACATTAGTTAATGTTGGTCCAACATCCACAGTTTATTGGGTTAAAGAAATGGATGATGGACTATATCAAATTGATTTTGGTGATGGTAACTTGGGTGTTGCTTTAGTTCCAGGTAACTTGGTTTATGTAAATTATTTTGTATCAAGTTTAGATGCAGCGAATGGTGCTTCTATTTTCTCTTTTAATGGTGGATCATTATTAAGTGGAGCAACAGTTGCCGTTACTACATTATCTCCTGCGATTGGTGGTTCTGTATCGGAAACAATTGATAGTATTCGTTTTAATGCTCCAAAATTCTATTCATCACAAAATCGTGCAGTTACTACTGATGATTATAAAGCAATAATCTACGCAAACGTACCTGAGGCGCAATCAGTTTCTGTTTGGGGTGGTGAAGATAACATTCCTCCAGTCTATGGTCAAGTTTATGTTTGTATTAAACCATATAATGTTTCTGCTTTAACTGCTCTACAGAAAATGGATATCATTACCAATGTTATTAAGCCACGTGGTATTGTTTCTGTAATTACAAATATAGTTGACCCAGACGCAATTAATATTGAACTTACTATTACTGCATATTATAACAATCAAATTACAAATAAATCTCCATCCGATTTAGCGACAATAATTACAAATGTTGTTAATGATTATAATAATTCAGATCTACAAAATTTTGATGGTGTGTTTAGATTCTCTAAATTAAGTAAATTAATTGATGCTGCTGATCCAGCAATTGAAAATAATATTACGACTCTAGTTCTTCAAAGAGCAATCGCTAACCCACAATATAATACATCTGCAGAATATACTATTAATTTAATTAATCCAATTCGAGAAACTGGAACTCCTGACAATGTAATTCTAAGTAGTGGATTTTATATTCCAGGAAGCACAAACATATACTATCTAGACGATGATGGTATTGGAAATATTCGTTTATTTTATTATGGACCAGATGGTTCTAAAGTAATAGCAAATGCCACTATTGGTTCTGTTAATTATTCAACTGGTTATATTAATGTAAAGAATTTGACAATTTCTTCATTATATGATGCATCATTATATTTTACAATCAAGCCACTATCAAATGACGTTGTTTCCGCTTTGTCTCAGTATGTTCAAATAGACATGGCAAATTTAACAGTTAATGTTCTTGCTGATCCAACTGCTTCTGGATTACTTGGTGGCGGGAATAACTATACATTTACTCCTAGTACAGTTGCATAATGATTACCAAACCTAAAGTATCAACTCTAGTCCCACAACAACTTCCTGAATTTGTAAGGAATGAGTATGGAACATTCGTATCCTTTCTTCAAGCATATTATGATTATCTTGAAACAACTCAGCTTGATATTACCACATTAAGAGATGTTGATACTACCCTTGATTCATTTCTGGTATACTTCAGAGATGAACTTCTTTCTAAATTTCCATTAAATTCTTCAGTAGATCAGCGTTTCTTGATGAAGCGTGTTAAAGATCTTTATAATGCAAAGGGAACTGAATCCGCTGTAAAATTATTATTTGAATTAATTTATGGTAAACAAGTAAGTGTATTTTACCCATCCACTCAAGTATTGCGTCCATCGGATAATACTTGGAATCAAGATACATCATTATTTGTTCAAATTAATTCTGGAAATCCAGACGATATCGTTGGCGCAATCGTTCAAATTATTTCAAATAATAAGATTACTCAAGTTACAGTTCAGGGTAGACAAAATGTAAAGGTTGAAGTAGAACGTGGCATTGAAATTTCCTCAACAATTTATGAATATCTTATTGATAGAAGATTCTTTGGTAATATTCAAATTGGAGATATAGTTCGTTATGAAAATAAAGAAGCTGGTATAAGTTTTTCTGGTACAATTCTACCAACAACATCTTCTTTACAAATTCTTGAACCAGGAACAGGATTTAAAGTTGGTGACGTATATCCAATTACAAACTTCAATGGAACTGGTACGCAATTAAAAGTTTCAGCGGTAGATTCTAATGGTGGTATATCTCAAGCGCAATTTATTCAGTTTGGTACAAATTACACAACCAATTTTACTCAAACAATATCATCAACAACAGGCACTAATGCAGTTGCACAAACAACTGGAGTTCAGTTAACAAGAAGTGTTACTGAATCTTTAAATGGTCTTGGTGTTTATGTTGCTACATACAATATTGGTATTTCTGAGTTTACAAATGGATTTTCTGAAAGTGGAACTATCAACCAAGTTGATTATGAGTATGCTCAAAATTCTTCTGTTATGGAATGGGATCCAACATATGCTGGTCAAATTATTGTTCAGTTTGGATTAACATCTGCTCAAGCTACTGCTGCTACTTCTGAATATACATCTGCTCTTTTACAAATTAATCTTGGTTCAATTGCTTCTTATCCTGGATATTGGTTGACAAATGGAAGTTTTTTGGATGATGCCATTTATATTGAAGATAGTCGTTACTATCAACCGTTCTCTTACGTTATACAGATTGATGAAAAATTAGACACATACAAAACAGCTGTTAAGAATTTAATTCACCCAGCTGGTATGGCGATGTTTGGTGAATATAATGTACAAAATAAATTTAGTTTGAGTGTTCAATTACAATCTATTCTTAAAATTCTTAATGAGAATCTTAGTGATAGTGTTGTAATGCATGAATATGCTCAATTATTTACAACCAAACCATTAACTGATGCTCAGGGATTGGCTGATTTTACTAGAATACTTACTAATAAACCATTATATGATACACAATCATTATCTGATTTAGCAATCAAATATACTGGTAAAGTAGTCTCAGACACACAATCATTGGCTGATGGAATAACTAATAAAACATTTGGTAAGTTAAATTTAGATACACAAACAATGACAGATGCTGTTAATAGAATAGCAACTGGTAAAGCATTGGCAGAAACTCAATCTTTATCTGATACAACTGGAACTAACCTAAATAGAACAAACCCACAATTAGTTTATACAACTAATGTAACAAACCAATCGTCTTCTAGTATATCACTGGCAAGTTCAGGATATATAGACTTAAATGGATTCGCAATAGCAGGATATTTTACAAACGACTCAGGTTATTATGTTGGATCTCCAACATCAATGAGTAATTAAAACAGGAGAATTTTATGGAACTACAAGAAAATGGATTAAAAATTAAAGGCGACGTTAATATTGTTGTTTTTGATGAACAAGGTAATAAAAAAGACGAACGCCAAGTAAAAAACTTGGTTGTTACTGTTGGTAAAGCATGGATTGCTTCACGTATGCTAGTTGATGCTGGTGGTACTGGTGGTGTTCCATTGATGTCATATATGGCTGTTGGTACTGCTTCAACATCTCCAGCTGTTGGTGATACAACATTAGGAACTGAAGCTGGTCGTGTTGCATTGGCATCTGCCTCTGTTAACTCAACTGCAATTACTTATACTGCATCTTTCCCAGCTGGTACTGGTACTGGTGGTCTACAAGAAGCTGGTATTTTTAATAACAGTTCTTCTGGTACAATGCTTTGCCACACAACTTTCCCTATTGTTAACAAAGCTGCAGGCGATACAGTTGCTATTACTTGGACAATCACAGTAAGTTAATTTTAGGTAGATTAAATGCCAGCACTATTAAAATCTGAAATCCACAACTCCGTAGCAAAATTATTGTATACGGAGATTCAGAACAACACATCTCGTTATTATTATTTCTTGGGACAGGCTTTGCCACCTTCGGCTTGGCCAGATCCAACAAATCCTCCTGCTCCTGTTGATAGTGCTGACTATGAAATTTCTACTCGCGATCAAATTATTACTATGAAACAAATCAATTCAACTGATGTTTCATATGTAATCCCTAGAGTAAACTGGACTTCTGGTACAGTTTACGATATGTACGATACTCAATATAGTACAGAAGTCCAAGGTTTAAATTTAATTTCAGGTGGCTATGGATATACAACTGCTCCTACAATTACTATTACTGGTGGTGGTGGTTCTGGTGCAACTGCCACTGCAACTGTTCTTAGTGGACAAATTGTTGGAATTACTCTTACCGCCAGAGGAATAGGATATACTTCTATTCCAACAGTAACCATTACTGGTGGTGGTGGCGCAGGTGCTGTGGCTACAGCAGTTGTTACTATTGCACCTTCAGGTGCACAAAGAGTTGAAGATATTAATGCTGTTGTAATTACAACAGATTATAATGTTTATAAATGCCTTGATAATAATAACAATGCGATGTCAACATATCAACCAGTTGGTACTGTTGTTGACCCAGTTATTATGCCTGATGGTTATATGTGGAAATATATGTATAGCGTTCCTATCGCTTTACGTAACAAATTCCTTACTGATGCTTACATGCCAGTTGTTAATGCATTAACTGATCAGTTCTTTGAGAATGGTCAAATTTTAAATATTGGCATTCAATCTGGTGGTTCTGGTTATACCTTTGCTAACATTACATCAAATGGTGATGGATATAGAGCAAGCGATCCTGTTTTAATTACTAATACAACTATTACTAATCCAGGAACTGGATACACAGGTGGAGCTACTCTATCAGCATCCCCACCTTACCCATCAGCTTCTGCTTGGGTTGCAGGAAATCAAGTTCTTCTTGGTCAATATATTACATACGGTATTAATCAATATCTAGCAACACAAACAGGTATTTTAGCATCTCCTGCTCCTACTCATACTTCTGGTATCGTACAGAATGGTACTGCTGCTCTTGAGTATGTTGGAACAACTGTAACTGGTATTGTTAACGTAACTGGTGGTTCTGTTACAAGTATTACTTTAAATGGTAGTATCTACGATTTTAACTTTACTTCTGGCGGATATGGCTATAATGCTCCACCTTCAGTAAATATTCAAGATATTAATGATGGATCATTATATGGTGGAGAAGAAGGAGACTACGGTGGTGGTCCTGACCAAGATGATTTTGTTGGTGTAGCTTTAATGAGTGGAACATCAGTTTCCTCTGTTCAAATTACTAATCAAGGATATAATTATCCAGTAGTCCCAGCTGTTACTTTTGGTAATCTTTGGACTGCTTCTACTGCAGTAACTACTGGTACACAATATTATTATTCGAACAGATTATACACTGTTCTTCAATCAGGAACTACTGGTTCAACTGCTCCTACTGCAGTTTCAAATAGTATTCAAAGTATTGCTCTCTCTTCTGGTGGTTCTGGATATATTTCAGCCACTGTTTCTATTTCTGCTCCTGATGTTTCTGGTGGTACTCAAGCAACAGCAACAGCCACAATTTCTGGTGGCGTAATTACTGCTATTAATATTACTAATGCTGGTAGTGGATATGTAAAAACTCCTACAATTACAATTAATAATACTGGAAATAACACTCTTGGTGCAGTTGCTAAAATTGGTGTTGTTCAAATTGGATTTACTGATGGTACTGCTAAATTAACATATGTTGGATATCCAGCAACAGCAACAGCTGTTCTTAAATATGGATCAGGTTATCAAGCTGCTCCAAGTTTAACAATTGTTCCAACTTCTGGAGGTCAGAACGCAGCTGCATATTTCGTTGCTGCTAAATCTGAAGCAAAACTTGTTCCTGTTATCCAAAATGGTCAAATTACTGGTGTTAATATTCTGGATAGTGGTATTGGTTACACATACGCTAACCTTACTGTCACTGGCGATGGAACTGGTGCTATCCTTCAAGCGAATTTAAGTCCTGGAGATTTATCAACACTACAAGCCAATACTGAATTATTGACACCTGATGGTCGTATTATGGCTTATCCAGTTATCTCTGGTGGTTTCGGATATGGTTCAAATCCACCAGTAACCATTACTGGTGATGGAACTGGCGCTTCTGCTCATGCTATCGTTGTTAATGGTGCTGTTACTAAAATTGTAGTTGATGGTTATGGGCTTGGATATCGCTGGGCAAATGTAAGTATTGGTGGAACTGGTTTCGGAGCAACTGCTCGTGCTGTTATGGCACCATATGGTGGCCATGGTAAAGATCCAGTGACTAATATGTTTACTAATACATTAATGTTCTTTACTGATATTTCACAAGATCAAAACCAAGGATTTACTGTAAATAACGATTATCGTCAATTAGGTATTATTGCTAATCCACGTGTATTTGGTAATACTACTTTGTTGAATTCACAGTTGGCTTCTGCCTGTTATGTTGTAACTGGACTATTCAATACATCTCAGTTTTTACAGGATATGGTTATTACTGTTGGTACTTCAACTGGACCAAGATTTATTATTGTTTCAATAACAACGACTGGTATGCTTTTACAATCAGTTGATAATTATTATCCTAAAATTGGTGACACATTTTTAAATCCTGCAGGAAATACATTCTCTGCTTCTGGTGTAACACCTCCAACAGTGGATAAATATTCTGGTAATATGTTTTTTATTGATAATAGAGAAGGATTTACTCCTACTGCTAACCAAACAGTAACATTAAGAACTATTCTACAGTTCTAATAAATAACAAAGATAACAATAAAAGAGTAATCAATGACAATAGATTTTAATACCCAGCCATATAATGACGACTATGATGAGAATAAACGATTCTATCGTATTCTTTATAAGCCATCATATGCTGTGCAGGCTCGTGAACTTACTCAAATGCAGACTATTCTGCAAAATCAAATTAAGAGATTTGGTAATAACGTATTTAAACAAGGCGCAATGGTTATTCCTGGACAGGTTTCTGTTCAGACTTCAACACAACCTGGAGGTGGAATCCAGTATGTTAAATTACAATCATTAAATTCTAATGGTATTGCAGTTGAGACTTTCTTATCTTCATTGGTAGGTAAAACTATTGTTGGGCAAACAACAGGTGTAACTGCAGTTGTAATTCAAATCGAGCATGCATCTGGTTCAGATCCTGCTACTCTTTATGTTAATTACACAAATTCTGGAACTAATAACACCACATCAGTATTTAATGATGGTGAAGTAATTAATACTTCTGATAATGTGTATTCTTTTAATGTAGTTGGAACTTTAAACGATAGTTCTGTTACTGGTACTGGTTTAGGTTCAGCTGCAAGCATTCAACAAGGTGTTTATTACTTTAATGGATATTTCTGTCTTGTTGAACCACAAACAATTATTCTAGACAAATACGATAATACTCCAACAAAGAAAATTGGTTTGATCTGGAATGAATCTATTGTAACATCAAATAGCGATTCTTCTATTCTAGATAATGCGCAAAACTCATATAACTATGCTGCTCCTGGAGCTGATCGTTATTTTATTGAGTTAACATTAGTATCATATAATCTTTCTGATACAACAGACCCATCATTCGTAGAATTAATTCGTGTTACTGATGGCGCTATTTTTACTTTAACAAATACAACTGCTTATAATGATCCAGCAGCTGCAATTGCTCAAGCGATTTATGACACTGATGGAAATTATACAGTAAATCCATTCTTATTAGATGTTCGTGAAGATAGAAATAATAATCGTGGTGCTTGGACATCTAATACTGCATATTTGATTGATGATGTTGTTTCTTACAATGGTAATACTTACGTTGCGCAAAATAGCGGAACTTCAGTAACAACACCACCAACACAAACCAATGGTACTGCATATGACGGTCCAGCAAATACTGGTATCAATTGGTTGTATAACACAGACCCAACGTACAATAATGGTATTAATCAAACTGGTAGTGTAAATAATCTCGCAATTGGTTTGGAATCTGGTAAAGCATTCGTACAGGGTTATGAGTTTACTAAACTTGGGACTACTTACTTAACAGTTCCAAAACCAAGAACAACAATACAATTAACAAACTCAGTAATTCCAGGACCAGACGATGTTGGTAATTATGTTCTTGTTAATAACCTACATAATCTTCCGCCTATCAATAATGGATCGAATGCACCTTACCAGACAATCAATCTTTATGATACTATTACTGGCGGTAGTCCTGGTTCTGCTCCATCAGGTGGAACATTAGTTGGTACTGCTCGTGTTCGTTTTATTGAATTCCACAGCGGTGATGATCCATTTGATACATCAACTATTTGGAAATTAGGTTTATTCAATGTTCAAATGATTGGGAATTATACATTCAATCAGAACGTAAAATCTTTTGTTTATAGTAATGGATTTACTGCAGATATTTCTCCAGTAGTTTCAACAATTACTGGTTCAGTTTCAGTCTCAGGAACATCACTAACAGGTGTTGGTACATCATTCCAGACTCAATTAAGTGCTGGCGATTTAATTGTTATCAATGCTGGTGGTTCGCAACAATTAGCAAAAGTTGCTAGCATTTCTAGCCAAACAGCAATAACACTTGCCGCTGCTGGAACAACAGTTTCTGGGGTTTCTATTGGTCGTTGCACTACACAAATTTTAGAACCAAATAATAATTCTCTATTGTTCCCAATGCCGTATTACGCAATCAACTCTGTGCGTAATGCTTCTGGCGCAATTAATGTAAACTATACTGTTTACGAACAATATACTGCAAACGCAGCTGGAACTTCTGTAACATTCACAACAGCAAATGGTACTTTTGAATCATATGCTGGTGTTTCTAATTATGTTTTCACTAACGTAACTACTGGTCTTACATTTACTCCAGCAGCAAATCAAGTATCTATCTCAGGAACAAGTTTAACTGTATCTGGGTTGACTTCAGGTCAAGCTGTTTCTGGTAACGTAGTAAGTGTTGTTGCTGGTGTGACAAGAACTGGTACTGGTAACGAAAAGAGTAAAACTCTTGTAACAACAACAGTTGTTATTAATAATCAGTCTCAAGCCCAAGCATCTTTTATAACTCTGCCAAATGCTGATTTATTTAAAATGATTAGCATTCGACAAGCTGATGGTCAAGCATGGGGAACTACCCCAACAAATAGTCAGTTCGTTACTGACATTTCTGAGAATTATACAGTAAATAATGGTCAAACATTAGAGATGTATAATCTTGCTTCATTAGTATTGAATCCATCTTATAACGTACCAACTGCTCCAATTCAAGTAACATACCAATACTTTACTCATGGTCAGGGTGATTACTTTACTGTTAACTCTTACAGCGGTATTGCGTATAACGATATCCCTGCTAACCAACGCGATGCTATTGACTTTAGACCACGTGTTGCTGATTATGTTTCTGGCACTGCAATAAACTTTAATGGTTCTGGTTCTTCATATACTCCAGTTCCTAAACGTGGTGTTTATTTTACTGCGGATTATAGTTACTACCTACCAAGAACAGATAAAATTGTAATTGATATTAATGGTAATTTTAGTGATATCCAAGGTGTACCTTCATTAACTCCAGGTGCTCCTGCTGATGTTGCAAATTCAATGTCATTGTATACTCTTGCTCTAGAGCCATACGTGTTCTCTGTTAACGCAAGCAGTGTAACTCCAACTAGTATATCAACAAGAAGATATACTATGGCAGATATTGGTAAATTAGATACACGTATTTCTAATCTAGAATATTATACTTCACTATCAACTCTTGAACAATCCACTCAATCCATGCAGACTACTGATAGTTCTGGATTGACACGTTTCAAGAATGGTTTTGCTGTTGACAATTTCTCTGGCCAACTTGGTCTTGGGGATCCAACAAATCCAGATTACTTGTGTTCGATTGATACACAAAGCGGGATTCTTCGCCCATATTATAATGTTAATAATGTAAAACTTATTGAGTTGAATTCAAATAATTCTCAACGAGCTGCATCTAATTATCAAATTACTGGTAATATTATTACATTACCATATACAACAACTCCATTAATAACACAACCTGTTGCTTCTGAGTTGGAAAACATCAATCCTTTTGCTGTTTACACATTCTTGGGTAATATTAATATTACTCCTTCAACAGATGACTGGTTTGATACAACTAAGTTGCCAGATATTGTTAATAATGTTATGGGTAACTATAACACGATTTTAGCAATTGCTCAAAAATCAGGTGTTGTTGGTGAGAATGGTATGGGAACAGTTTGGGG